AGGGGGCAACCACGATCACACATCGCTTGAAGTTTGGTCAGCCGTTGGTACACCTGACTGCGTTGACCGAGCGGGAGGTTGATCTGCGCCACCACATGGTTGAGCGTGAAGAGTACAACAAATACCTGCAAGGCGAGAAGCTGAGTAACCTCAACAGATACCGCGAGTACCGCAGGGTACGTGAGTCCGAAGAAAACAAATGTCCGTTTGGGTTTGGGAGAAAGACATGAGCAAATGGGATAGCCACAAAGGCAAAGGTAATGCCGGGTTCAATATGCTGGCACAGGCGGGCAGCGTTGCAAAAACCATGCGGGAAGAGCATGTTTGGATGCACCAGAAAGGAAAGTTGTGCTGGAGGTGCCAGAAACAATCAGTACCCCAGAAAGGGTGTGTGTTGAATATCAACAAGGGAATTCATAAATATGTGTGCAAGCCTTGTGTTGATGCGCGCAAAGCAACAGAGGTCACATGATTGAGCTTGTACGCACATGGCAGACCCGCGAGTCTGCTGACCATACCAAGGTGACAAGCGGCGAGGCATGGCGGTGTACCCTATGCAATCTTTATTTCATAAACAGGAGAGCAGCAAATGAGCATCAATGTAATGACGATCTACAAAGGAGAAATGATGATTGACTATGCATACCCATGCATGATGGCGGAGAAGGCTTTAAAGAGCGCCCACGACAAGGTGTTGGACGGCGATTTGGATGGGGCAATTGAAGAGGCATTGAATGCCATGTCAGAGGCCAAACTATTGGTCAATGCTCTACGGCATATGAAACAAGTAAAGGAAGCAAATGAAGCCCAAAAAACCTGACCGCTCCAAAGACCTGGATGCTGCGCGTCAAAAGTTTGAGGACTTCCTAAGCATCAAGGGGCTTGACTTTGAGTGGGCCGGCAAGCGGTACAAGACAGTAAACATTCAAACCAAGTGGCGGTATTTCAGTATGGGCTATCTAGCCAACAACAAGGAGTGAACATGAGCATTTTCGTAGCTAAAAAAACTTTACCAATCGACGTTATCCGCATTGACGGAGGCACCCAGGCGCGCAGCAAAATTCATGAAGAGTTGGTATTGCAGTACGCAGAGAACATGAAAGAGGGGGATGAATTCCCGCCCGCGGTGGCGTACTTTGATGGCAAAGAGTATTGGCTGGCCGATGGTTTCCATAGATACCACGCCCACAAGACCAACAAAAAAGCCAGCATGGTGTGCAACATCATCAATGGAACTGTTCGGGACGCAATCCTGTACAGCTACAGCGCCAACACCAAGCACGGCCTACCCCTGAGCATTGAAGACAAGCGCAGGATCGTCAAAGAAATATTCGATGACTTTGAGTGGGGCAGTCTTTCGGACAGGGATATTGCCAAGATTTGCAATGTGTCCCATACATTTGTGTCCAAACAACGCGAATCTTTGGGCATTGAAAGCGCATTTAAGAAGCCTAAAACTGGCAACGTTGCCACCACCAATACAAAAAAGAGTACCAAAGAACAAGAAAAAGAAGAGGAAAAGCAGCCTGTGCATGATGAAAGGCAGGAAACCATAGAGTTTTTGGTTGCAGAAAATGAGAAGTTGACTGACAAATTGGCAACGCAAGGCGCACCTGATCCTGAGTTAGCAACCCAAACCATTGCCGATCTGCGCGAAGAGATTAAGCTTTTAGGCATTGAGTTGAAGTCGGTAAAGATCAGCCGGGATCAGTTTCAATCTGAGAATGCCCAACTTAAGAAGCAGATCGCCTCTTACCAACGCCAACTCAAAAAAGCAGCGTAATCATGCCCAAGCCGGGGGGCTAGTCCCGGTAGTGGAGTTCCTATGACATTGCAATTGCGGCAATACCAGACCGATATTCTGGAAAACCTACGCCAAGGCTTTGCCTCTGGCAAGCGAAGCCAAATCTTGTACGCCCCAACTGGGGCAGGCAAAACAGAGATGGCCATCGCTCTTCTCAACGCCACAAAAAGCAAAGGCAACAAGGCGGCTATGCTGCTGGACCGCATTGTTTTGTGTGACCAAACAAGCCAGCGCTTGGAGAAGTATTCCATTCCCCATGGCGTACTTCAATCAGGCCATTGGAGGTACAGGCCATATGAAAACATCCAAGTCTGCTCGGCTCAAACGCTGGAGCGGCGGGGTGACTTCCCAGGTTTGCAACTATTGATTGTGGATGAGTGCCATCAAACCCGCGAACAAACAGTCGAGTTCATCAGGAACAACCCAGATGTGAAGGTGATTGGCTTGACCGCCACTCCATTTACCAAGGGGTTGGGCAAGATTTACGACAATGTAGTCTCCTCCATCACTACGAAACAACTAGTAGATCAGGGTGTGCTTGTGCCCCTCAAGGTATTTGTTGCCAAAGAAATCAACATGGAGGGAGCGAAGAAGGTGGCCGGCGAGTGGAGCCAATCCGAATCTACCAAGCGAGGGATGCAGATCACCGGGGATATCGTTGCTGAGTGGATTAAGAAGACCCATGAAATCTTTGGTCGGCCACGCAAGACAATCATCTTTTGTGCTGGCGTAGCGCACGGCACCGATCTGTCGCGTAAGTTTGCGGAGCAGGGATATAACTTTGTCTCCATCAGCTACCGGGATGACGATCAGTTCAAGAAGGATGTAATCATAGATTTTGCCAAGCCCGACACAGAAATCCACGGCCTGATCGCCACAGACATTCTCACCAAAGGCTTTGATGTTCCTGATGTAATGATCGGGGTATCGGCTCGGCCATTCAGCAAGTCCTTGTCTAGCCACATCCAACAGATGGGCCGGGTGATGCGGTTCAACACAGAGAATCCAGAGGATAAGCCGTTTGCCTTGTGGCTTGACCACTCAGGCAACTACTTGCGATTCCGCGAGGATTGGGAGGCGGTGTATGAGAACGGCGTCGATGCATTGGATGACTCAAAAGAAAAGGCAAAGAAGGAGCCAACTGAAAGCACAAAGGAGGCATCGAAGTGCCCGCGGTGTAGCAGTTTGTGGCCCGCCAATTCAGATACTTGCAGTCATTGTGGGTTGGTGAGGGAAAGAAGGAATGCTGTATCCGTCACACCCGGCGAGATGGAAGAGCTTGCAATGATGTCGCGGGACAACAAACAGTCTTGGTGGTCGCAACTTAACTGGTATGTCCTCAATACAGGCAAGTCTCCCGGCTGGGCAGCGCACACCTACAAAGAAAAGTTTGGGGTGTGGCCGCGCAACCTTTCGGATGAGCCGGTGCTACCAGGTTTGGATGTGGAGAAGTATGTCGAGGCGAAGAAGCGCGCCTACATTCGTAGCATCAAGAGGAAACTATGAAGATCCTAAACCTATATGCCGGCATCGGTGGCAACAGAGTTCATTGGGACGGCCATGATGTAACAGCCGTTGAATTTGATACACAAATTGCGGATGTCTACAAAAAACTTTACCCCCAAGATACCGTGATTTGCGGTGATGCGGCGATGTTCCTTGAAAAGAACTATGCCGATTACGATTTGATCTGGTCGAGTCCGCCATGCCCAAGTCATGGACAGTACAGGCACAATGTTGGCGTGATCGGTAAAGGCTTTGCACCCATCATGCCAGACATGACTTTGTACTCTCAGATTGTCTTCCTGCAGCACTACGCCAAAAACAAGTGGGTTGTTGAAAATGTTAAGCCTTACTACGACCCGCTAATCCGACCAACTTTTGAGATGCAACGCCACTATTTCTGGTCCAACTTCTTCGTGCCGCCCAAAGAATTTGAGAAGTCCGACATCCGGCATAAGAACAAAATATCTGACTTTGCAGGTTCAGAAATTGTTGCCAGTAGCGACATTAAAAACAAGCGTCAGGTTCTCCGAAATTGCGTCAACCCTTTTGTGGGTAAGCATATTTTGGAGAGCGTCCTTAACTCAATCAACAAGCCCCAAGACTCATGGACTTTCTAAATTTCTGTGCTGCCCACGGCATCATCATCAATTACACCCCTCCACTAGGTGTGTGGAAGCGTTACCCTACTACCGATCACCCAAAGAAACGCAATGGGGCCGTCAAGTTTATGGGTGACCACGCATTTGTGCAGAACCACGCCACAGACACAGAGGTTTCAATCTGGAAAGCCGAAGGTTCAACCGAGGGGCAACGCCGCAACTTCCAAGATCTGGCCAACCGCGCAGAGCAAGAGCGGCGCAAGATGCAGGGCGAAGCGGCTAACAAGGCGGCGCACATTCTTAACCAATGCATCAATGCCAAGCATGATTACTTGAAGGCCAAGGGTTTTGAGAATGAAACAGGCTGTGTGTGGGCGCATGACGGCCAGCAGTTTCTTGTCATTCCCATGCGGGTTGGCTCCCATTTAGTTGGGTGCCAGATCATTGACAGGGATGGGAAGAAGAAGTTTTTGTATGGGCAGCGCACATCAAATGCAGAATTCTGCTTTGACAACAAAGGCCCACACATATTATGCGAGGGGTACGCTACCGCCCTGTCATTGCGGCTGGCAATGAAGAGCTTGAAGCTACGCTACACCATCCATGTTTGTTTTAGCGCGGGCAACATGAAGAAGGTGGCCTCCACACTCAACTCCGGGTATGTGATTGCGGACAACGATGAGAGTAAAACTGGGGAGAATGCGGCCCTTGATATTGGGTGGCCGTACTGGATGAGCGAACAGGTGGGGGAGGATGCCAACGATACCCATCAGAGGCTTGGCTTATTCAGATTTGGTAAGAGCGTGACAAAGCTACTGAATGCGCGCACTTCGGTCTATGGGAGTCATGACCAGCAGTTTGCCGCCACTCATTGATTCAGCGTAGCAGAGTTGGTGTAACAGTTCGGTGCCAAGCATGGCAATATTTGGACCCTCGCCATAGCTATCGGCCCGAACAGTTACATTGCCATCATCATCCTCGTAGAGGTAGATGGCGAACATTGATTGCTTCACAGGTTCCATGCAAACACAAAAGAAGGCGCCAGTATGAGGCAAATTACCACAATTAGCAAAAATTCCGCGCCGGCCTGGGCTCTGTGAGGCAGGTTTTGTCGGTATAAGCGTTGCTTTTTACGCCAAATCTCAGGGAAATCGCGCCTCATTTAACGACAAACTCGTAGATGTGGAAGTTTTCAAGTTCCAAAACCTTCGCGTCCGCTTCGGCAGCAGACCGGGTTTTGTACACCCCAATCGGATCGACTTCCCAAATTAAAAGATAGACCATCATGCATTCCCCCATTGTTCTGCCATTGCTTTAGCTATGCCGGCGTAGGTTTCACTACGAATCTTCCACCTGTCCGGGCTGGGAGTCAATTTGTTTTGACCGCTGTCCGTTTGGTTTGCCCATCGGGATTTGCCATTGACCAAGCGAGGCTCCACAAACTGGGTGGGCCGCAACAAAGGCAAGCCCTTCAGCCATAGGCAAGTATTCTTGCTGGCATCGTGGCCAAACTGGTATGGCTTGATGATCTGGTCAGGCTTGCGGATTTTCGTACTGATACACCCAATCGGGTTCTCAATAGCTATCCGTGGGATGTTAACCTCCATCAATTGAGACACAAACTGCAATGCATATTTGGTCATTTGCTCCCGCTCCGGGCGGCGTTTGTTCCAATGTAACCCGGATGAGGATAGGTAGGTACAGGGTGGATGGGCCACCATCAAGTCCCAGCCATGATCTATGATATCCAGAACATTGCATTGGTAGTGGTCGCCAAGGGGCGATTCAGAGGGCAACAGATCGCAGGACGCCGCATAGTGACCGGCGCGTATGAATGCGTCCCTGACCGCACCAGAGTACTCACAAGCTATAAGTACTCTCATGCGGGTTGCCTTGCAAAGTTTATTTCTGTGTGAATATATGACTTCAGCATTGTCAAAATCATGTCTTCGTTTATGCCGCTGAAATAGATGCCAGCGATGCCGCCATCGTCTTGCCCTATTTCTACTTGGATTAATAGGATGGCCGCATTCAAAGCATTCTCAGCCATCATGTGGATTTCGTCTTGGGTATATGTTTTCATTTCGCAACCTTTATTAGTTCGCTATCACGATAGGCTTTGTTGAGTTCGATGTATTCCACAACAATGTCATCGGAGTATGTGTGCCACCAACCATTGTCACAGCCATAGTCTGTGGTGTGCTGGTCTAGCCCCCGCTTGAGGGCATTTACTGCATGGGATGTTGTTTGCCCATAGGCGGTGAATGAGAAATGTGTGGTGTCAAGGGATGCTTTGATCATTTTGCGTCCCCCTCCAATAGAGCAATTGCTTCTTCAATAGCATCGATGCCATCTTGTGGGTTGCCCTCTGTCAGGTCGTACAGAGCGGCGTTCAAAATTTCCCATGCAGTTTGTGTGTTCATGTCCATTGCCTTTCTAAGCTTTCCAAAAAATCAAAAATTGATGCGATGGCATCGTTGACTGTGATATCAGATTCATCATCGATGCGACTGTGCAAAATTCTTTGCGGTATCGCATCCGCTATATCCCTGAGATCGCACAGGGCACCTGTTACATCGTTGGGGTTGACCTCTATAGGCTTTAACCCCTCCATCCAATGGGTATCAATCATGGCTTTCCTCCTCTACTGGCAATGTTTCTACGGAGTGGATTTCATACTCGCAATCGTAGATATTCCACTCAAACGACTCTAAATCAACCGCTTGCTCTTTGGCTTTTTGTGCGGCTTCGTCCTCAGATTCAGCCTCCACCTCTACATATGCGTCCTCGTAGGTACGCCGCCCAATCAGTATTTTGTATGTGTTCATGTTGTTTACCAGTTTGCGTATTTTTTGAATGCCCGCGTGTACTCTGAGCGGTTTTTGAATGGGCCGTGCAATAGACAGTAGTGCAGGAATGCGTTGTCCATAAAGTAACCCTGCGCCAACTCATCCCCTGATTTGCCCAATTGCTTGTAGTCTTCCCCCTCGTACCAGTCTTTAAGCACAAGCTTCACCTTGTCCCACAGGTACCCCCCATCTGGGTTTTCGGTAAACGATACACCGCCAACGCGGCCATACCCATCGTATGAACCCTCAAATTTGCGGCCATCTGGCAACAATGCCACAACCTCGGACAGGCGCGGTATGCCCTTCATGTTGGTGATGATGGGCAGGTGAGTTTTGGCGCAGGTTTTAGAAAAGAATCCCATGTTAGTTTGCTCCTTGTTTACGATAAAGTTTGATTGCATCGGCCATTGGCATAAGGTTCAGCACCTTGGTTGCCTTCAGTTTGTCCATCAGTTCGGGCTTGGATAACCAATTGGCCATCGTGCCCTTGTCCATCCTGCTGGTTTCCATCATTGCCCCATCTTCACCAATGAACATGATGCGGTTAAGCATTTGGCGTTTTAAGTCGCGGGCGTACAGGGCATCGGTCACTAGACCATCGATCACAGTATCCATGTCAATAGGCAAATCCACCTCAGTCGGCACCCCATCTTGGGTCATTGTGTACTTGCGGGGCGGTAAAGTCTTTGCATAGTCTTCAATGGGTGCCCATGTACTGCGTGGGTGCGAATAACTATTACAGCCACCCTGCCCATCATTGGACACCACCCCTATGCGTTTGCCGTCCACATAAACTGATGCCTCAAAACAGTTTGTTTCATGGCTTGCGAACTCTGAATGTTTCAGGTTTTTAATTTCAATTTTCATATGGCCTCCACCATTAGTGTGTCTTGCTCGTATCTTTCTGAATTCTCGGATTCCAATGTGAATGCTTCGTGGGCGATATTGCACGCCTCCATTACATCGGATGCGGCCAGCGTGATAGTTTTCTCGACAATCGCACGGATCGTCACGGCATAAAGTTGCATGGTTTTCCTTTCGGTTTTGTTGGGAATTCGTTTGTAAACCCGGCGGGCCGGGTTGTCAGTCACTTAGGCGACACGGCGCGGGCCTCAGCGCGCCCGGTTTCAATCAAGCGGCGGGCCTCGGCTCGTTCGTCTATTCGTTCCGATTCGATCATGTGCCGGAGGGTGGCGGCTGGTATCTGTCCGCGTTCGTACCGATACCCGGCGCGGATGTAATCGTTTTCGGGGTGGTTCATGCTTTGACCTTTTCGGGGTGCATTAATAAGCCTTTGAGGTAAGCGATTGACCTCCCGGTCATGCTGGACAATTCCCGAAGGGTGAGGTTTGGGTGCCGATCGTAGTAGTCGATAATTTCGGCAGCGGTGCTGGTGGGGTCAAGTAAATCCATGGTTCTGGCTCCAAAAAAAAGAAAAAAGGGGGCGCGCCCGGTGTTAACCTGGTGCGCGCCGGGTGGGGTTAAATCGTGCAGCAACCACAACAGGGCGCATCTTCACAGCGTCCGTTTTTGTTTCTGTAGTATTCCTGCCCGCTGAAATTAAAAACATGGCTCACATAATTCCGCGGGGGCGGTGGGCTTATGTCGTCATGCTCGGGTATCCATGCGCGGCGGGTGCCTGTGTCGTAGGCTATTGAATCGCCCGGATAGATCGGGGCACCTGTGCGGCTACATTTGCCCGGATAGCGGGCGGTCATCATCTTTAACATGGGTTTACCTTTCAAGCGGTTGCGATTGCGATAACCCGGCGTTGATATCCGGGGCCGTGGTCCTGAATTACGATATCTCGGGCGGCTTTGCTGGTTCCGGCGCAAAGCATGCATTCGGCGCATTGGGTGCGCTTTCCTGATTCTTTGCTGGCTGGGCAAATTGTCTCGGCGGTTTGCCTGTCGGGTCCAATTGAAACCCTGAATGCTCTCATTCCGTGCAAATTGGCAAGGGCGGCATCATCTAAGCTGTCGGCGGATGCCATCGCAAGGCGGGCCCATCGCGCATGATCGAAGCCCTTGGTTTGCCATTGGTGCGTGTACCCGGTATGGTCGGCGGTGTGCTGGGTGAGTGCTTCCCAAAGCCCCACAGGGGCGGCGGCTGGGTCTCCATAGGTGCCGATTCGAAGCTTTAACCCGGTGAGGGCGCGGGCGATTGTCCGGGGTGGTGCCTTGGTATAGCGTCCGCGTTTATAAGCTTTGAATACTTGCAGGGGCGCGTGGCCTTTGTTCACATAGCAAAGCGGCGCGCCGGTTTTCTTTGCAAGGGCGGGCCGGTGCCGGCATTGTCCGCATATCGTGGCATCGTTGCCAGTATTGGCGGCGGTTACCGGGTCAATATCAGCGCACAAAATGAAGCTTTGCGCTAGGTTCCCGGTTTTGTCGTTTGCGCTAGATTCCAAGGCGGTGACAATGACCACAATGGGCGCGCCATCGATGCGGCTCGGGCCTTCGTATGCGATAAATCCCAATGGTTTGTTTTTCATGCTGTGCCTTTCAATGCGTCAAGGGGTGAGGGGTCGAGTTTTTCGCTGATTTCATACCCCAAAGCTTTGATTTTCTGCAAAGCTTGAAGCGTGAGCGTTTTTGTTCCGGCAAGCTGGGCGAAGATGCGCGATTGATCGCACGCTGGATAAATAACGGCGTTTCCGTAAACTGTGCGGGTTGTCACTAAAATCGTGGGTTTCATGCTGTGGCCTTTCGAGCGGTGACGCGGATGGTGTAGGTGGGTTCGTGAGATATGGTGGTGTGGGCTTTGAGTAATTGGGCGCTGGGTTCGAGTTTCCGGGCGATTGTTTGCCAGTCAATCGTTTGGCGGTAAACCGGGCCGCTGACTGTTGCGCGGTGCTGGGTGCCGTCAACGGCTTGGACCTCAGCGGCGATTAACATGGCTTTGTATGTGTCCTCTTTATCCTTTAGGTCGGCAATTTTGGCGCGGATGTTGGCGAGCGTATCGACAATGTCGGCAAGTTGATCGGGTGTAAAAATTTGGTTCATGGTTTGGCTTTCGGTTTAAAGGGTGGCGCGGTTTGCAAGGGTTTCGGTAATTTGCCCGGAGCGGGCGAGAGAATCGACAAAATCAACAAAAGCGCACCGGGTATCGGTGCAATAGTCGCGGCTTGATTTGTCTTCGTGTGTCCAATCGCGGGCCGGGTAGCGTTTGCGGTTGGCGGTGGGGTGAGCGTCCCAAAAGGCGGCGCGGATCTGTTTTTGGTTGGTCATGGTTTGGCCTTTCATGGTGCAAAGCTGGGTAGGTTGCGGATGGGTGAAGGGTCGGCGTATTGATCGCGGATGGTCAATCGATACCCGGCGGCTTTGGCGGCGTCCATGTATCGGGCCGCGTCCGTGTCTTCTTCCAGATAAACCCGGGCGGCTTTTTGGAAGCTGTAAGGGCTGATTGTGTTGGCGATGCCCAATGCGTCAAGGTCGGCGCGGCTGACTTCAAGCCATCCGTGTCCGGGGTCGGTGTGGAAAGTGAGTGATCGGGTTTTCATTGTGTGGCTTTCAAATGGTTGCGAAAGTGTCGGAGATGATAAATTCCGGGTTTGTGTTAACCCCAAGGCGCACGGCGATGGCCATGATTTCGGCTTGCTGGCTTTTCTTGAGCGCGGAACGATGCAGGGCAGACAAACCGCGGGCGAGATAGTTTGCGCCAAAGTGTTGCATGGTTATCATGGTGGCTATATCCCTGCGCTGTGATTTGTTTAGAGTCGATTTGTTCATGGTTTCCCTCTGTTGATTACCCTTTACCGGGCCGGTCTATGGGTGCTGCCCATGGGCTGATACTCGCATGGAAACCCGGCCAGGCCTGTCACCTATGTGACAGAAAACCGCTGCTGTGTCGCATAGGTGACAGTTTCCCAGTTTGTTCCTATAATGGGCGCGGGTAAACAATAGCGAAGCGGGGCAGTTATGGTGATGAATCGTAAACAGGTTAGGGAAGCATTGGATACGATACCAATCGATCGCATCCTATCGGTACCGGGTGAGCTTACCCATAAGCAGAAACAGTTTGCTCGTTTAGTGGCTGATGGTGCTACAGGTGCCGGGGCTTACCGGGTAGCGTATAAGTCCAAGGGAAAACCTAAGACCGCGGGAAACCATGCCAGCGCACTTAAAAAACATGAGGGAATAAAGGCGACCATCGAAGCGTTCAGGCTAAGTAATGCGGCGGCTGAATATCACACGCCCCAGCAATTGCGCGACCTCGTAATCCATTCTCTGGTTCAAGTGGTCATCGACCCGGACGCTAAACACGCGACCAAGGTGGCCGCGGCCAAGGTGCTGGGCACTGTGACAGAAGTGGCGGCCTTTACCGAGAGACGCGAATTGCATACGATTAAATCAAGTGGCGATGCTAAGACCGAGCTACTGGCAAAGCTTCGCGCCCTGATGACAAGCACAGCAACGGATGCGACAGCCCGCAATGCGAACGCGCTGATAGACGAACTGACGCCACCCGTTGACGATTTGCCGGATGACGCCGTTATTTATCCAGCGTGCGATCAATCGCGCATCTTCGCCCAGCTTGCCGGAACAAAAACGCTCACGCTTCAAGCTTTGCAGAAAATCAAAGCTTTG